ACTAAAATGGAAGAAATTAATAAGCTTCAACATTCTGCAAAAAAAGAAAAAGCTGAAGCAGAACTGTATACGATACATCCTGATTTTGAAAACATTAGAACTACAGATGATTTTCATCAATGGGCTGATGAACAACCTAAGTGGGTTCAAGAAGCTTTATATGAAAATGAAACAGATGCTCGTTCAGCAGCTAGAGCTATTGATTTATATAAAATTGATAGAGATATAGATTCACCTAAAAAGAAAAGTAGAAAAAACAATGCTGCTGAAGAAGTAAGTACAAAAAGTAAAAAAGGTTCTCCACCAGTTAAAAGTAATTCTAGTAAATGGAGCGAATCTATTGTAGAAAAAATGAGTGCTGATGAATACGAAGAAAATTCAGACTCAATTATGGAAGCAATTCGTTCTGGTAATTTTAATTATGATGTGTCTGGAGAAGCTAGATAAATATAAATTTTTATCTTGACAAACTCTAATAATTAACTATAAAGGTATTAGTTAAGGAACTAGACCCATACTATTATGCTAACTCTAGTTTTTATTATCCGCTTTTCGGTATACCCATAAACAAGGCCGATAAATTGTTGATCACTATTTATCTTACCCTCAATGTAGATGGCCCCTAGAAAAGTTAAACCTTGAAGTGTAACATAAATGATACACTCGTAGACCTTGTTGTCTACTCGTAACGAGAAAAGGAGAAAGTATAATGGCTTTTCAACGTGCGGCAGGGTATAACAATTTGCCGAATGGCAATTTTAGCCCTGTTATATACTCTAAACAGGTACAGGTAGCTTTTCGTAAAAGTTCTGTAGCTGAAGGTATCACCAATAACGACTATTTTGGTGAAATCGCAAGCTTTGGTGATACTGTACGTATTATCAAAGAGCCTGAGATCACAGTAAGATCATATGCTCGTGGTACTCAAATCTCTCCTCAAGATCTTGATGATGAAGATTTTAGTCTGACAGTAGATCAGGCTAATTACTTTGCTTTCAAGGTTGATGACATTGAAGAAGCACATTCTCATGTGAATTTTCAGTCAGTTGCATCTGATCGTGCAGGTTATCGCCTGAAGGATCAGTATGATGCAGAAGTCTTAGGCTACCTTTCAGGTTTTGCACAAGCTTCTGTAAGTGCAGTTGCCAGTACCGCTAATACTACGGTTTCTGGAACTAAAGCTGTATCAACTGCTGGTTCAGATGAATTGTTGACTTCAATGAAATTGAGGAAAGATTCTTTTGGTAATATTACAACTAGTTCGGCAGGGGATCATTCAATTCCTCTTGCTCCAAGGTTGCCCGGAGCTAGTGCTCTGCCAACTGCGACAGCATCGCCTAACATGGTTATTGCCAGAATGAGCCGTCTTTTAGACACTCAATTTGTTGACAAAGATGGTCGTTGGTTAGTAGTAGCGCCACACTTTATGGAAGTTTTGATGGACGAAGATTCTCGTCTTTTAAATCAAGATTTTGGTGAAGCAGGAGCAATACGCAACGGTCTTGTGCTCAACAATCTTTACGGCTTCCAAGTTTATGTCTCTAACAATCTTCCAGCAGTAGGTACTGGTCCCGGCACAAGTGGTACGGCAAACCAGAACTCTAACTATGGTCTGATTGTGGCTGGACATTCATCTTCAGTAGCCACTGCAAGCCAGATTACGAAAACAGAATCGTATCGTGATCCTGATAGCTTTGCTGATATCGTGCGTGGTATGCACCTTTATGGTCGTAAAATTTTACGTCCTGAAGCAATTGCCACAGCGAAATACAATATAGCATAGGGGGGGTATTACAATGGCAACTTTTGATATGACATTAGCATCAACCACTGGCGTAAGTGCTAACTCTATTGCATCTAATCAAGTTACTCGTCCCGGAAGTGCTATGAGAATGGTAGATGCCATTCTTGATATAGACGCTTTAGCTGCAGATGGCTATAGCTGTACCAATGGTGATATTTTCCAACTTCTAGAAATACCTGCAAATACTTTTGTTTTATTTGCTGGAGCAGAAGTTCTTAAAGCCTTTGACGGTAGTTCTCCAACAGTAGATATTGACTTTGCTGCTGGTGATGATATTGTTGATGGTGGAGATGTTACCTCAACAGGTATTCTCGCTGAAGGAACAAACGGTCAGTCCAATGACGTTATTACTGGTGCTGACTCTTTGTTTGAATGTTTCATAACTACAACAGACACGATTGACGTTAAGTTAATCGCTGCTTCTGCTGATGTTACCGAAGGAAGACTGCGAGTATACGCTTGTATAGCTGACGTAAACGGCTATGCAGAGGCCGCAGACGAAGTTGATAGAGATCAGCTTGCATAGTTAATTTTGGTGGGGAGAGGAAGTATATTCTTCTTCCCATCATTTTCCCACATAGGATAACAGATGGCAAATACTTTTTTAATATATACTAACGATGTTCTTGCTAAGATAAATGAGGTACAATTAACTTCTTCTGATTTTAGTAGCTCTCGTGGTATTCAAACACAAGCAAAAAATGCTGTAAATCAAGCGATTAGATATATTAATCAAAAAGAGTTTGCTTGGCCTTTTAATGCAGCAGAAGCTTCAAAAACATTAACTGCAGGAATTACAAGATATTCATTGCCTTCTAATACAAAACATGTAGATTATGCTACTTTTAGAATTAAAAAAAGTGATACATTAGGAAATGCTTCACAACATTTAGCGGTATTAAATTACCATGAATATGTAGACAGACATATAAATCAAGAAGATGAAGTAGTTAGTACCGCATTAAATGGTTCTCATACTGATTCTGTTACAACTATAACAGTAGATTCGACTACAGGATTTGATTCTACTGGCACAATTGTTGTAGATACAGAAGAGATTACATATACAGGAACTAGTTCAACTACCTTTACAGGAGCTACAAGAGGAGCAGGAGGAACAACTGCTGCTGCTCATTCAGATGATGCTACTGTAACACAATTTGATGGTGGAAGTGTTCCTTCACATATAATTCGTACTCCTGATAATGGCTATGGTTTATTTCCGTATCCAGATAAAGCATACACATTAGCATTTGATTATTATACACATCCTAGTTCTGACTTGGATGCTCATGGTGATACAACTACTATTCCAGATAGGTTTAAACATGTAATTGTAGATGGGGCAGTATCTTATGTATATTTATACAGAAGTGAAGTACCTTTATATGAAAGAAGTTTTGCATTATTTAATGAGGGTATAAAACACATGCAAACACTTTTAATAAATAGATTTGATTACGTGCGAAGTACTTACATACCTCGTTCAACTAATTCTGCATATACCACCTCTTCATCATTTTAGTTATAAAGAAAGGAAAATAAAATGACGCAAATACCTCAAGGTAATAATATGTTTTGGGATGTGCAGTCTGTAATTACTGTAGGTTCTAGTGCAGCCCAATCAAATGTTTCAAATTATAATGTAGCTACAATGCATTTAAATGGAGAAGCATATGTTAATTTTAGTAGCTCAAGTACTGCTGCAGTAAGCACAGCAAATGATATTAAATTAGCTGCAGGTCTTCACTCATTAACTGTTCCAAAACAAGTAGGAAATAATCAATATTTAAATTACGCTCGTGTTGGTGGTACTGATGTAACTATGCGTTTAGTATTATCGTAAGGAGAATAGAATGGGAATTTTATCAGGACTTATAAGTGAAAATGTTGATAGGCACACTCAAGATATTATAACTCTTACTGCAACAGCTTCAATAACTACAGCCGATCATTCAGGAAGAACACTTCTAATGGGTGAGGTAGGCGGTGATGCTGCTGCTACTTTTACACTTCCAGCAGCCACAGGAACAGGAAGTGTTTTTAGATTTGTTGTTTCTGTAGTTAATACTTCAAACTACTTAATTAAAGTAGCAGATGCAACAGATACTATAGATGGTCAAATTGTAATTACTGATGCAGATGGAACAGACGCTGCTTCATTTGTAACTGCTGCTACTTCAGATACCATCACACTTAATGGCACAACTACCGGTGGTGGTGCTATTGGTGATTATGTTGAATTGATAGATATAGCATCTAATCAATATACAGTTAGTGGCATGGTAACATGTGCTGCTGGCTCAAATATTGCAACTATGTTTAGTGCTACTGTATCATAATATATGTATATTAATCTTAGCTAAGAAAGGAATATAAAATGGCAAGTTTTAAATTGACACAAGGGATATCTCGTGTTCCTGAAGATGTCTTTGTTGAAGATGGCATGACTGTCACTTCAGGAGGTTTAACAGTTACTGCAGGTGGTGTTACAGTCACTGCAGGAACTACTACTTTAGGAGGCTCGTTTGTTCGTGATGTAGTAACACTTACTGCAACGGCTACTATTACACAAGCAGACCATGCAGGACGTATTTTACTTATGGGTGAAGTAGGTGGTGACGCTGCTGCTACTTTTACCCTTCCAGCAGCTACAGGTTCTGGTGATGAATACAAATTTATTGTATCTGTTGTCAATACCTCTAACTATATAATTAAAGTTGCAGATGCTACTGATACCATTGATGGTTCAGTAGTTGTGACTAATGATAGTACAGATGGTGGTACGGCTTCTCTTATTTCATGGCCTACCCTAGCTGCTTCAGATACTATTACTCTTGATGGTACTACTACTGGTGGTGTTCAAATAGGTGATTATGTTCTACTGACCGACATTGCTACAAATCAGTATACAGTTAGTGGACTGCTTAATGCTTCTGGAACTGAAGCTACACCATTTAGTGCTTCTGTATCTTAATGAAAATGATTAATGCTGTTGCTGCAAAATGCGGTAATGAAAATTGCAAATGTGAGAACTATAAATGTTCTCAAGAGGATTCTTGTGTCTGTAATGAAGGACCAAATGAATGGCAATAAGACTAAAAAATGCAGCAGCAGCATTATCTAGCACTAACCTTACTTCAGTATATACTTGCCCTTCAAATTTTACGGCAAGAATAAGAGAAGCATGGATAACAAATGTAGATGGATCAAGTGCAGCTAACATAACTTTAAAATGGACAGATACTTCTGCAAGTGCTACGTATGATTTACTTAGCACTTTTAGTGTAGCTGCAGATAATTATTTACAACTCTCTGATACAAATATTATATTAGAAGCAGGAGATATTTTTAAAGCACAAGCTTCTGCTGCAGATGATCTTACTGTATCTTTATTTATTGAAGAAGAACTTAATGTTACAGGATAAATTTTAATGCCAGATACTTCCGCTATATCTCCAGTTACAGTTTCTTTAGGAGGAGGTCTTATTTTAGATAAAGATGACTTTTCTATTCCTCCCGGAGCAGCAGTAACTTTACAAAATTTTGAACCAAGTATAAAAGGAGGTTATAGAAGACTTACAGGAAGTAGTAAGTTTGATAGCAACCAAGTAAATAGTACAAATGCAATTTTAGGCGTTAAGGTCTTTAACAGTGGAGTATTAGCAACTTCAGGAAATGTGGTTAAATTTAGCACAGGAAGCGGTTGGTCTTCAAGCATTGCTACAAGAACCTCTGCTGGTCGTTATAAATTTGATGACTTTAACTTTACAAATGCTCAAAAAATAGTAATGGTAGATGATGTAAATCAAGCTGCTACCTATGATGGCACTACATATACTTTACTAAGTAGCACTGGTGCTCCTGCTGATCCATCTTCTGTAGCAGTATTTAGAGAACACATATTTTTTGCAGGTATGAGTAGCAATCCACAAGAAATTGTATTTACTGCTCCTTTTCTTGAAAATGATTTTACTACTGCAAATGGAGCAGGATCTATAAAAGTTGATACAAGCATAGTAGAATTAAAAGTATTTAGAGATGCTTTATTTATTTTTGGTAAAGACAAAATATATAGACTTACAGGAACAAGCGTAGCAGATTGGCAAGTAGTTCCTGTAACACGAACATTGGGGTGTGCTGATGGATTTTCTGTTCAAGAAATAGGTGGTGATCTTTTATTTTTATCTCCAGATGGATTAAGAACAATTGCTGCTACTGCTAGAATTGGTGACGTAGAGTTAGGCACTGTATCTAAACCAATACAACCAAGAATTGAAGATATTGGTTTTGATAATGTTTCTTCTGTAATTGTTCGAGGAAAAAGTCAATACAGATTATTTTATCCAAAGACAGGAGGAACTGTAGAAAATAGTAATGGTATTCTTGCTACATTAAGAAGAACACAAGAGGGAGCTATTGGATTTGAGTATGCAGATATAGTAGGTATAAAACCTTCTTCGATGGATTCTGGATTTATTAGTAATACAGAATATATTATTGAAGGAGGATATGATGGGTATGTGCGTAGGCAAGAAAGTGGTGATACTTTTGATGGATCAAATGTTATAGCTGTATATCGTTCTCCTGATTTATCTCTTGGAGACACTGGCATAAGAAAGCTTATGCAACGAGTTATTTTAAATTATGAAGTTGAAGGAACTATAGCGGCAGAACTTAGAGTTAGATATGATTCAGATGATAGAGATGTGCCTCAACCTGCAAAATTTGACATTACTTCTCCCGGAGGAATAGCAATTTTTGGTAGTTCTTCTTCTACATATAACAACGCAACATATGGATCAAGTGGTGCTCCTATATTTAGACGAGCTATAGAAGGGTCAGGTTTTTTAATTGCTGTTAAATTAAATCATAATAGTTCTAATAATCCTTTTACTTTACATTCATATCAATTAGAGTTTACAACTGGAGGACGTAGATAATGGGTTCAACGTATACAAGACAAAGTAGCACAGAAATTGTAGATGGAGAGGTTATTCAAGCATCAGATTTTAATAATGAGTTTGAACAACTTGTATCTGCTTTTGCTGTATCTACTGGACATAGCCATGATGGGACAACTGCTGAAGGTGGTCCTGTAACCAAACTTTTAGGTACGGCTATTACGATAGGAGATGGCACTGCTGGAACAGATATTGCAGTAACTTTTGATGGTGAAACAAGTGATGGTGTTTTAACTTGGATGGAAGATGAAGATCATTTTAAGTTTTCTGATGATATAGTAATAGATAGCACTAAAAGACTGTATTTAAATGATGAAGGTGGAGAATACATTTATGGTGACGGAACAGATTTATACTTAGTGTCTGGTGCAGACATTAACATACCTGCAAATATAGGTATGACTTTTGGTGATGATGGTGAAAAAATAGAGGGTGATGGCACAGACTTAACCATTAGTGGTAATAATATTAATCTTACTGCTACGGCTGATGTAAATATACCTTCTGGAGTAGGCGTAACTTTTGCTACAACTGAAAAAATAGAATCTGATGGAACTGATTTATCTATTACTGTAGGTAGTGGTGGAGATGTTAATATTCCTGCTGATATTGGTGTAACCTTTGGTGATGATGGTGAAAAGATAGAAGGTGATGGAACTGATTTAACTATAACTGGTAATAACATTAATCTTACTGCTACAGCAGATGTAGTAATTCCTGCTAACGTAGGCATTACTTTTGGCTCTGGTGAAAAAATAGAAGGTGATAGTACTGATCTAACAGTAACTTCTGGAGCAGATATTAATTTAACAGCTACAAGTGATGTAAACATTCCTTCTGGAGTAGGAGTAACTTTTGGTGATGACGGTGAAAAGATAGAAGGCGATGGCACTAATTTAACTATTGCTACTTCAAATAATGTTACAGTTGATGCTGCAGCAGATATTATTCTTGATGCAGGTGGAGCAGATGTAACATTGAAAGATGATGGAACTACTTTTGGAAGCTTGACAAACAGTAGTGGTGAGCTTGTAATTAAGTCTGGTTCTACACCTACTACTGCATTAACATTTAGTGGTGCTAATGTAACTGGTGCAGGTACATATACTGGTGGTGGCACAATGACTACTGGTGGTAATATTGTGATACCTGATGGGGGTAATATAGGAGCAGCTTCTGATACAGATGCTATATCTATTGCTTCTACTGGTGTAGTAACTTTTTCTCAAAGTCCAGTATTTCCCGATGGTGGTGTTCCTCTTGCTGATCTAGACATAGATGGTGCTACAGATATTGGTGCAGACTTAACTACTTCTGATTTAATTATCGTAGATGATGGAGCAGGTGGAACTAATAGAAAAGCTGCTTTGTCTAGAATTAATACTTTAGTCCAAACTGCTGGTGGGTTTCCTTTAACTGCATTAGACATTGATGGAGGCACTGATATAGGTGAAGCCATAGTTGATGCTGATTTATTTATTATTGATAATGGAGCAGGTGGCACTAATAGAAAAGTTGCAGCCTCTAGAATTAAAACCTATATAGGCTCAGATTTTTCTAATCCAGCTTCTGCAGATGGAGATTCTCTTGGTACAGCATCTTTAGAGTGGAGTGATTTATATCTTGCTGATGGGGGTATAATTTACTTTGGTAATGATCAAGAGATTACACTTACACATGCTGCTGATGATGGACTTGTTCTTAAACATGTAGGCACAGGAGATGGTAAAGAACCTTCTCTTACTTTTCAAGCAGGTGACAATGATATTGCCGTTAATGATGTGCTTGGTTCTATTTTCTTTCAAGCACCAGATGAAGGAGCAGGAACAGATGCTGTATTAGTTGCTGCTGGTATCGAAGCGGTATCAGAAGGAAACTTTGCAGCAGACAATAACGCTACAAAATTAAGTTTTAAAACGGCTGCTAGTGAAGCCGCCTCTGAAAAAATGTCTTTAAGTTCTGCAGGTTTACTTACAGTTTCAGATGATATTGTATTTAAAGATGGTGGAACAATTGGTGTATCTTCAGCTACAGATGCAATGACAGTTTCTTCCGCAGGTATTGTAACTTTTAAAGATGATATTGTAATTAAAGATGGTGGCACAATAGGTTCAACTTCTGCTGCTACGGCAATGACAGTAGCATCTACTGGTATAGTTACATTTGTAGACGATATCTTAATTAAAGACGGTGGCACAATAGGTTCAGCCTCTTCTACTAGTGCTATAACGGTAGCATCTACTGGCATAGTAACATTTGTAGATGACATTCTAATTAAAGATGGTGGAACAATAGGTTCTGCATCTTCTACTAGTGCTATAACAGTTGCTTCTACTGGTATAGTAACATTTGTAGACGATATCTTAATTAAAGATGGTGGAACAATAGGTTCTGCATCTTCTACTGGAGCAATAACAGTTGCTTCTACTGGTATTGTTACCTTTGTCGATGACATTTTAATTAAAGATGGTGGCACAATAGGAGCAGCTTCTTCTACTGGAGCAATAACAATAGCTTCTAGTGGCATAGTAACCTTTGTGGATGATATAGTTATAAAAGATGCAGGAACAATTGGTAGTGCTAGTGATACAGATGCTATCTCTATATCTTCTGGAGGTGTAGTTAATATATCTGCTACTACAGCAAATACAAATGCATCTGATGGAGCATTGACAGTAGCAGGAGGAGCAGGTATAGCTGCTGATTTATCTGTAGGAGATGATCTAAGACTTATTTCAGATAGTGCTGTATTAAATTTTGGTGCAGATTCTGATGTTACTTTAACTCATGCTGCTGATGCAAGTCTTACTTTAGCTGGATCTACAGCAGCACAACTTATAATGTCTACAGGTTCTATACTACCTAATACAAATACTGATACCTCTAATTCAGGAAGTGTAACTTTAGATTTTAAAACGCATCAAAACCATGTATTAACTTTTACCGGAAATGTGACTTTAGCAAATCCAACTACAGAAACAGCAGGGCAAAGCGGGATTATAACGTGTATTCAAGATGGCACTGGATCTCGAACTTTAAGTTTAGGCACCGACTACGAAACGGCTGAAGGGGCTGGTATAACTTTGAGTACAGCAGCCAATGCCGTAGACGTAATACCATATTTTGTTAAGGCTAGTGGAAGTATTCAACTTGGTGCAGTACAGAAAGCCTTTTCATAATGGTGGCTAATGAACAATGGTTTGCTAACCCTAGCTCAAGGCATGAAATTGATAATTCTTGCTTATATAACATAGGGGATAATCCGAAACTTAGTCGGACGATGGCAGAGGGAGATCGTAGACAAGCAACATTTAGCTTTTGGATAAAACGGTCTGGTCTTGGAACATTACAAAGTCTTTTCGAGTCAGGTGGAGCCTTTGAAGTTATTAGATTCACTGCTGCAGATCAATTAATAGTTAGAAATAACAACAACGATGTTACTACAAATCGCGTTTTTCGGGATGTCGGATCATGGTACCACATCGTAGTCACACTAGACAATGATCAAGGCACAGCTAGTAATCGAACAAGAATTTTTGTAAATGGGGTAGAAGAAACATCTTTTGCTTCAGCCGCATATCCGGCATCGGGAGATTTCACAGATCTGAACGACAATGGTAAACTATTTCAATTCGGAGCCGCAAACACACACACCACTCCGACTAATGAGATTGATGGATATTTTGCTGAGTTTAATTATTTAGACGGAACGGCTGTTACCGACACAAGTTCTTTTGCAGAAACTAATTCTAATGGAATTTATGTTCCTATAAAGACCTCTTTAACTTACGGAACAAATGGAATGCAACTACTGTTTGGTGACTCATCTGCGTTGGGTGATGACACAAGTGGAGAAGGAAATGATCTCACTAGCGGTGGTTTGACCGCAGCAGATCAGGTGAGCGATTCACCAACAAATAATGCTGCTATTTTAAATATTTTAGACCAAAATGGAACTGGAAATATTGGTACTTTTAGTGAAGGAAATACAAAATTAGTTACTTCTGCAAACGATACATTGGTTGGTGGTAGTATACCAGTTATAGAAGATGGATGTTATTGGGAAGCAAAAGTTACAAGTGCTGGAACTGAAATGTTTGGTTTGTGGGTTGCTAGTACAACACCTCTTAGAGCAGCATCAACATCCTCACCTCATTCTGATGATGCAAGTTGTGTTTTAAGAATTGACGAGCCAGCATTTTATAATGAGGGTAGTGCTACAAGTTATACTGCTGGAACAATCAGTGATGATGACATTTTACAATTAGCTTATAAAAATGGCAAACTTTGGTATGGAAGAAATAACACTTACGAAAAATCAGGAGATCCTGCAGGAGACTCTGGTGAATTTTTTACTATTGCAAACTCAAGTTCAAAAGTTATTATTCCTGTATTTGGAAGAAGTGGTGGAACAAACGTAACGTATGAAGTTCGTTTTCGATCTGAAGAATGGGAGTATTCTGCACCTACAGGATTTAAAGAATTAAATGTTAACTCTCTTTCTAGTCCAGCTATATCTGATGCATCTGAGTATTTTCAAACAACTATATATACAGGAGATGGGTCTACACAAGCTGTTACGCATGATGGAAATAGTGACCTACAACCAGACTTAACTTGGATTAAAAATAGAGATGCTACTGATAGTCATATTTTAACAGACTCAGTTAGAGGAGTAACAAAAATTATTTCAGCAGACGCAAATAGTGCTCAAGCAACTGATACTGATACTTTAACTACTTTTGGTTCAGATGGTTTTACTGTTGGAGCAGATGATAAAGTAAATACAAATACGGAAAAGTATGTTTCTTGGAATTTTAAAGAATCAGCTACCTCTGGATTTGACATAGTTTCATACACAGGAAATGCTACGGCAAGAACTATTTCTCATTCTCTAGGTGCTGTTCCTCAAGTAATGATGGTTAAAAATTTAGCAGATTCAGATAATTGGTGTGTGTATCATGCTTCAATGGCAAGCGATCCACAAACAGATTTTTTAAGTTTAAATACGAATAGTAACATAACTGATGACAATACGGTTTGGAATGATACAGCACCTACTAGTTCTGTATTTACAGTTGGCACAAGTAGTTTAACAAATGGTAACACTGAAGCCATGATTGCATATTTGTTCACAGAAGTAGCTGGATTTAGTCGTTTTGGAAAATTTATTGGAAACGGTAACGATAATGGTCCTTTTGTTCACACAGGACATTCTCCATCTTTTATTATTATTAAAGAACTTGCCAGTGACGATTGGGTAATTTATGATACAAAAAGAAATCCACGAAATGTTAGTCAATCAACTTTACGTGTTGATACTAGTGCAGTAGAGTTTACAAACGCTACAAGAGCTATAGACATTTTGAGCAATGGCTTTAAACTAAGAACATCTAATGCTACAATAAATTCATCAGGCAGTTTTATTTTTATGAGTTGGGCAGATGCGCCTTTTAAATTAGCTAATGCGAGGTAATTAAATGTGGAAATACAAAAATAGAAGTATTAAAGTGGGAAGATCCTTCAAAGACGATGATGGAGTTGTTCATCCACCTAACTGGAACATATGGTCTGCTGAAGAAAAAAAGGCTATGCAAATAACTGAAGTTGTAGAAGAAACTCCTCCTGATTCACGTTTGTATACTTGGTCAATGAACGCAGATGGTAGTATTAATAAAAAAGCTAAAAGTTTAACAGACGTTAATGAAGTTGATGATGATGGAGAAGCAGTTTTAGATTCTGATGGTAATCAGTTAGTTACTCTTGGAATTAGAAGTAATTTAAAAAATGAAATTCAAAGACAGCAATATGCACTGCTTGCTTTAACAGATTGGGTTGTTATACGAAAGGCAGACAATGGAACTGCTATTCCAAGTAACATACAAACATATAGAAACAATGTTCGTAGTAAGGCTACCGAAATGGAAACAGCAATTGACAATGCTGCTAATGTAGATGCCGTAGCTAATCTTTTTGTTTCTTATGATGCAGAAGGAAATAAATCTGGAATACTTTATGATTGGCCTGATGATCCAAATGCTTAATAAAATGCAAAAAATGTATAGGGGTAATTACTAATGGTAATGGAGTTGTGGGTTGGAATAATTTTAATGTTTGGCTCTCCAGAAAGCAAATATTCAAATTCAATTCATTCAATAAGTAGTCCACCTTTTGCTACCATACAACTATGTCAAAAATCATTACGTAATGAAGGCATGGAAATTTATTTTAAAAAACTTGCTCCTCAAGGTTGGGTTTTAAGAAGTCTCTATTGCATACCTCTGTTAGAAGATTTTGAAATAGATTTAATAGGAGAAACGGCTAAAAAATAAATTAATTCACGCACTTGGAGAACTTTTATAGGAATACAACATGTCAAAACAAGAAGTAAATCCACAAACTTTTATTAGTGTGTTAATTGAACAAAGAAATGAAGCACTTAATAAACTTGCTAGTTCTGCAGCATATGTCATAGAACTTGAACAACAGTTAAAAGAACTTCAAAATGCTAATGAAAATAAAGATGATTAAAATAGGATAGGAAAAAATAATATGGTAGGTTATAATCAAGATAGATTGACAGAAAAAGCGAGAGAGCTTGGTTATGCAGGAGATATGAAGAATTTTCCAGCATTTTTAGAACAAAATCCTATGTTAGCACAGAGGTATCTTCAAGAGCAAGAACAACTTAAATTTCAAACAGGGGGCTTTGTTCCGACTATAGAACAAGTTCAAGCTGGTCCATCAGGCATTATAAAGTTTAAGGTTAATAATCAATTTTTTGATAGTCAAGCTGAAGCACAAGCTGCTCAAAATACATTTATACAACAGCAACAGCCTCAACAACCTTCACCAACTGCTACTAGCCAACCAACTGTCGCAGAAACTCCTGTTCAACAAGCACCGACTACTGTAAATCCTGCAGAAATACTAGCAACTACACAACAAAGAGTTGAAAACCCTATTTTACCTGTAGGTACTCAGTTTCAAGCAGCAACGACTCCTTTTGAACAGGCACAAACTATTGATCCAACTACAGGACAGGTTGTAGGAGATTTAAGTGTCGCACAAGCTTCTCAAGTTACTCCTGCTCAAACTCAATTACCCACTGCTACACAAGCTGCACAAGTAACGGCTGCTCAAGCTGCACCTGCTGTAGCTCAAGCTGGAGCACAAGCACAACAACTTGCTGCACCTACACAAACTATAGAAGCTCAACAACAAGCACAGACACAAGTAGCTAATCTACAAGCTGCTCAACAAGCTCAAGCTACACAAGTTCAAGCACCTGCTGATAGAGCATTACAAGCAGCAGAACAAATTTCTGGACCTGATCAACAGGCAGTACAAGCTGCAGCATTTATAGAACCTTCTGTACAAGCTGCTCAAGCTAATCCAAGTTTAGCTGCTACCGTTCAAGGACAATTAGCAATACTATCTGAACAATTTGTACAGGGAGAAGTACCTTTTTGGGCTTCAGGTGCTGTACGTGCAGCTACAGAAAAACTTGCACAAAGAGGGTTAGGTGCAAGTAGCATGGCAGGACAAGCTATTGTGCAAGCTGCTCTAGAAGCTGCCTTACCAATAGCTCAAGCAGACGCAAGAACAGTAGCTGCTTTTGAAGCACAAAATTTGACAAATAGACAACAATCTGCTATGATTACAGGACAGTATCGAGCAC